AACGCGCATGTACAGTTTATTGCCATCGTCCGTGTCAAACCAAAGGTCGCCGTCGTTGATGTCTGTACCAGTTGGTGGCGATGCCTGGCGGTAAGTCTTTGTCTTGCCGTTGACTGAGGTTGCAACAGAGTCCAGTTCTTCAGTGTTGACCAACACGTTTGGAATCACGTTGCTTGTAGTCATGCCAGTTGAAGTGACGGTGACTGGCGTGATTGTGATTTGTGGACAGAGTGGCATCTTTTCCCCTATAGCGTAATCGTGTAAGGGTCAACCACAGAAGTGAAGTAGCTGACTCGCCAGTTGTCTGCGGTGATGGAGTGCGCAAGGCCTTCGACCACGCAGTTGATTGTAATGTTACGACCGTCGTACGTCAAGCGCTTAACCTGCACCAAGTCGTTAAGCTCGGTCTCTAGCATATCAGTCGCGAGTGCGCCGATGCCGATGGCTGTGAAGTCAATCTGCTCGGCCAGCACAACTGCATCTGCGTCTTTGCGGGCGGCGTAGAGCGCAAGGTTGGCGGCGCTGGTTTCGTTAAAAATCGGCGCGTCTAGCTTCTTGGATTTCAAGCCGTAGGTGGCTACGCTCGAAGAAAAGCGAGCCGTGTACTGCTTCTGCTTGGAGCCGCGGAAGATTATGGCCTCGTTGTAAACGTAGTCGGTGCCAGGGTTGGTGATGATGCCGTCGTAGCCGACGCTGTTAGCGTCGCCTTGGTCGGAAAAGAGAAGTCTAGTCGGACGAGTGAACTTGTTGGCGATATCGACCAGGGTTGCGACCCCAGTGCGGCTGACGTAGAAACGCCCACCCACACAGTTCGCGCATTGTTCGAGCATCTCCAGACAGCTCATGTTCTGGCTTGTCTTGCGCATTACGGTGCTGCCAGTAAGGCTGCGACCGCCTGTCCAGTCGGCCAAGTCTAGAGCGCGAGTTGCACGCAGAGCGGCGGTCTCTTGGTTTGCCGCAGCCGCGAGCGCTGGTGCGATTGCTTTGGCAATCTGAGCCAGGCCATCGACAAAAGTAAGCGAGACAGTTGGGTAGATGCCTTGGTTGACTGCGTTGTCCTCAAGAAAACCAGTGTAAATGGAGATGCCGTCACCCTGTATGCGAACCTGCATGCCAGCAACCAACACGTTGTACCACGTGCTTGAAGTGTTACTTGGGTCAAAAGCACCAGACTGATTGTTCAAGACGACGACAGCGGTGCCAGACTCTAAAAAGTCATTTTGGTACTGACGACCGCGTCTGATGTCAACCCCGAGAAGCAGATCTGCGCTGACGTTAGTGAATGAGCCACCAATGCCGAATGCAACTGTGAGTGTTGGTGCATTTGCTGGCATTAGAGCACCGCAAACTGACTACCAGCACGACGGCGCATTAAAGTGGCGAGGCCGTTCTTGATTCCGTTGACGAGATCTCCTTGCGAGACCACAGAGCCAGCTACGTTCACCGTGATGTTGCCCCCGTTCATGGTGGTGTTTTTAGCGATATTGCCGTGCCCAGCAGACGCAAGAAGCGAGATAGTTGGGCTAGAAATGCCAAGTCTCTTTTGCTTTAGCAAGTTCTGACGGACGGCCTCTCTAGTGATTGGGTCGTCCATACCTTTCAGCGCTTTGTTCTTTTTGTTGAGTTCGTCTTGCTTGCTGGCAGACTTGTCAAGAGCGGCGTTGTACTTGATAGTCTCTTCTTTAACGCCCTTCATGTCGAACTTAAACTTGCCCATCGCATCTGCTGCTTTGTCAGAGTCTTTGTTGAACTTGTTGGCTGCGATACCGATGCCGACAAGTGCGACGCCGAATGCGGCTGCACCTGCTGCGGCTGAAATACCACCAGTCGCAAGTGCGGTAGCTGCGGCCGATGCAAGTGAAACAGTGCGCAGAGCTTTCATTACTTTAATAATCGCCTGCACGCCTTTAATAAGGCCAGCCACGGCTGCTGCGGTCTTTGCGCCAAAGAAAGCGGCTACGATGACTGCGCCAAGAGTGACAAACACTTTGGTGTTGCGGGCTACGAATGAGAAGATCTCAAACATCAACTTGCCGAACGCTATGCCGTAACTAATCGCTAGCTGGAAGGCTGCGGCCAACTTCTGACCGTTGAGTTCAACCCACTTTTGAAGCAGTGGCAAAATATCTTTTTGCAAATAATCTACGAACTGAACCAAGGCAGGCAGCAACGCCTTGCCGATTGTTGTTCTAATACTCTCGAAGGAGTTTTTCAGTGCGATAATCGCACCCTCAGGAGTCTTGCGCAACTCCTCATTGAAACCCTTGTAAGTCGAGTTAAGCACCTTGACGATGGCTGCAGAACGCTCAGCTTCTGTGCCGTTTGAAATCAATTTCTTGGTTTGGTCATCAAGCACGAAACCAGCCCTAGTTAGAGCGCCGAATTGACCATTGAGAGCCTGTGCCAAGCCGTTTGTCATGGTCTTAAACTGGTCAGCAGACGCAGTCGCGCCCTTTTCAGCGGTTACATAATCAAGAATTGCAGGTGTCAACGCCTGGATAGACGAAGCTTGCAAATCGAAAGTCGCAAGTTGGGACTGCACAACAGAGACGTTGCCAGCAGACACCACACCGACTTTTTCGAGTGCTTCGGCTTGTGCATTTAAAATCTTTACTTGCTCGGCTGTTGCGCCGTTTGTGGTAAGCAAGATCTGGTTGAGTCTGTTTTGCTCGGCCTCTGCGCGGATTGCCGCTTGAACTGAGTCCTTGCCCAACTTAACTGCGAAAGCACCAGCCGCAAGAGCTGCTAAGCCGAAAGACTTTGCTGCTTTGTTTGCGAACTTGCCGAACTGCTTTTCCATTCTTGAAATGTCTTTGACAGCGGCTTTTGTGCCTTTGTCTGAATACTGGGTGAGAATGCGAGCGATTACTGCCCCAACTGCCATGTTCTATTCTCGCTCTCTGTCTAAGTTCTTTTGTAAGATGGCTTTCGCGTCGTCTAGTGCTGCCAAGGTCTTCATCTGTGCAGACCTCTTGCGTTCATCAACAGCACGCCAAATCAAACGCGACGGGTTTTTGATCTCGTCGGTTAGATTACGAATAAACTGAATGCCACTACCTGTGCCACCCGATTTGCGGCCTGCAACTTCGATGATTGCACCAGCTGCAGACTCATTGATAAGCGCACCAGCGCTAGTCGTGTAGTCTTTTCGGACTTTGCCTTGTGCTTTCGTTTTGCGAATGCCTTGCTGAATCACGCCTTGGTTGTAAGGCGGCCAGCCAGCACCACCACGGGTGGATTTTTTAGGCCTAAGCGGCTCAGTCGTTTTCCAGCCTCTCATAGGCGGCTCGGATTTCACGAAACCACGCGCTGCCCGTTCTGCGTCAGAGAGCACCGAGTTGATGACTGCATTGAAGTTCTTGACTGCGGTTTTGTCGAATGCCTTTAACGAAGTAAGAGTCTCCTCAATTCCTATGAGGACAATATCACTTTCAGCTTCAGCCATGTTTTTTCGCCCGCTCTTTCAGGTAAACTGTTATTGCTTCAAGTACCCCCTCGGGGGCATCAAGCAAATCGATCGGAGAGATGCCAGTCTCCACCGAGATAGCGGCGACTGTGTACGTTAAGCTATCTCGGTGGATTCGAAAGACGCGTCAGAGTCCAGTTCTGCCGACACCACGGTGTCCAAGAACTCGGGGCCCCATGGCTTTACAATAACTCCGTTGGTTTGCATCGACTTCCAGGCCAACCAGTAAACGTGCTCGATCTTTTGTTCCTCGCCCAGCAACTTCGGCATTCCTTTGCCGTACTGTTGTTCGAATGCCACGATGACTCGAGGAGTCAATCTGTATGATGCCTCGAGGCCGTCTGTGGTTTTAACCTTGATTGATAAGCCGTCCATTTGTTCCCCCTTGTTAGGTTATGACTTTGTAATAACGCCGCTGATCGGCCAGGTGACCGAAGCGGTTGCAAGCTCGCCGACGGCTCCATTGAGCGGAGTCCATTCGGAAACCAATGCGGTAAAACTGTATGCGGGTGAAACGCCAGCAACTGGGCGCACGGTCATTGAGACTCCTGTGCCAAGTGTTGGGTAGATAGTGGCTTCTAGAGCACTGGTCGCGTAGTCTTGGTTGAACTCCAAGGTTACACTGTTGTCCGCAAGTCCTGCGACTCTTGTGCGGGCTGTGTTGCCGAAAGCCGTTGTCTCGACTACGTCAAAAGTCGAGCCGAGCGTCACTGAAGTGACGTAGCTTGAAACGTCTGTGGTGCCGAATGTGACGGCAACGTTTGTGAGGACTATGCGTGCCACTATGAGACCGCCTTTGTAACCTCGCCGCTGATTGGCCAGGTAACGCTAGCAGTGGCTAACTCGCCGACAGCACCATTCAAAGGAGTCCATTCGGAAACCAAGGCAGTGAAGCTGTAAGATGGGTTGTCTGCTGCTGTTGTTGCGCCGTTTGGCTTGACTACTACTGCAGTGGTTGCACCAAGCAGTGGGTAGATTGTTGCTTCAACGTTGCTAGTCGCGTAGTCTTGGTGGAACTCGAGTGCTACTGAGTTGTCTCCAAGGCCGCCAATGCGGGTGCGTGCGGTTGAACCAAAAGCAGTCGTCTCAACAACGTCGTCATTTGTTGTTAATGTGACGCTAGCGATGTGGTCACTCAGGTTCACTGAGTTGATTGTGATATATGCATTTGTTAGGACTAATCGGGCCATTATTCTGCGGCTCCTTCTGCTTGTGGCTTAGTTGGGCTATTGCTAGAAAGATGTCCACCGCTAACAAGCGCAGCGATGTCGCATCCAGCTTCGAGCAATTCTTTAGTAGCGATTTGGTCGCCTTTTTTCTTGTTGCCGACCTCGAGATTGTCCGAGGCGATGGTGTAGTTCATGGTTAGTCTCCTTGACCCCATACAGTGATTCGATAACGATAAGACAGGTAGTCAATATCGCCCATTTGGAAAGTACCAGACTCCGCTGAAGTGACTCGCAAAGTGTTGCAAGCACCGCCCAAAGTTCGGTCTGACTCGATGGCCGCCTTGATTGAGTAGTTGCCCGAACCAGCTAGATACTTGTCCAACTTGTCCTGTCCAGTACGCTCCGAAAAGCGCTGAACGATAACAAACACATCAAGATTCGACTGGTCGAGGCCGCGGGCGTTGTTCAGATCGAAAGTAAAATCGAGTTGCCCAACAATAGCACAAGGTGGAACGATGACATCAGGGACTTGGTCGTAGCACCGAAGCCCATCAATGTCGCTGAGATTCTTTTTGAGGCCTTCTCTGATCTCACTTGGAATCACGCCACTAGGCCGTTCATCTTGCGGAATGGGCGAATCAATGCCTCAACATCTGGGTCGAGCCGAGACGTCAGACGCACTGTGCCGAGTTCAGGAGTGCCAGCGATGCCAAATGGGGATTGACGGCGAATGAAGAGGCGTGAAGCTTGAATCTTGGTCGCCATAGCGATTTCGGCTGGAATTGAGGGCCAGCCCCAAACGGCTTGGACTCGAACCGATTGCGGATAAGCATAGGGAAAAATGTAGCGGTCGATAGCGGTAATACGAGTGTACGGCCAACCGCGCCGTGCGTTGTTGACTGGGTCGATTAAGTAATCGCTAGCCGCAAGAATAGTAGTGTAAGTTTGGTCAAAGTCGTCGTCTAGCGCGATCTGATTAAGAGAGACAAAATCGTCTAAGTTGGTAATGTACCAGCTGTCGGGTGTGTAGTAGCGAGTCACAGGCGCTGCTGTGGTGCCATCTCGGTAAAAGAATCTGCCTGTGTAATCATCGATCATGCGGCTAGCAGTCAAAATCGCAGCTTCAAGCCCAGTGTCGTCTTGAATGTCCTCGATTGCGAGTGAGGTCTTCAGATCAGACAGGGTGCAATAGCAGTTGGTTAGAGCCACGTTGTGTCCTTTTCTCTAGCTGTCTTTGTTGAGCTGCCTGTCAATGTGGTGCCTCTCGTCAAGCCAGTAAGTCTTTTGGTGCGGCAAGACAGCCGCGGTGTTTGCGTAGATCGGAAAGCCCAGTTGTCTAATCCTGCGGCAAAAAAGCAGATCTTCACTTATCCACTCGCCATTAATGGGCCCGTCCCAAAACCAGCACCAGTCGGTGCCTTGATTTGGGTCTGCAGCTTCGCGCATTTTTTCAAGCACGCTGCGATGAATAAGCATGCACCCAGTTCCGCAAGCGTCAACCTCAAAGATCGAGTTGCGCTGGTAATCGTTGAGGGGTGTGAAGCCCTTGGGTGTGTCTTTAAATATTAGTGGCACGGGTACAGGATAAAGGTTTGTGTTGGCGTCCCAAGCCCCGAAGTACAGACCCGCTATTACTGGTCGCTCTTTGTCGTGTGCAGTGTTGATAAGCTGGTCGAATGCTTGCAACGACAGTTGTTCGTCAGCGTCGATCAGCAAAAGCCAATCGGAGTTGGTGTCGTCGAGAAAAGACTTAACTACTCGGTTGCGCAACTTGCTAAGCAGACCCGAGCCTTTGGTGCGCACAAACGGACCGAGTCTAGAAGACCGCGATTGTGCAAGTTGAATCATGCGAAAGGCGAAATCGCCGTTCACCATGCCAGGGTCACAGACCCCGATAGATACTTTATGGCTTGCTTTCATACTCTCCCCCTAAGAGGTGCAAGGCAAGTGAGTCGGGGGAGTCCCACTTGCCTTGCACTTGTACTTTAGTGCCGTGCCTTCAGATTAGAAGGTCGGTGCTGTTAAGCCTGTTCCTGAAATGATGGAAGCGGCTAATGGATAACGCTCTGCGGTGAACGCTGCGTATCCGTAAACTACGGTCTTGATAGTCAAGTTGCCTGGGGCAGTTGCATCAAAGCGTAGTGCGAACGGTGTACCTGGTTGCTCCCATAGGTGCATTTCACGACTGTCAACCAAGTAGATTTCGTCTTGGTTTGTGCCTGTGCCGTAGGTTGTGCCTACGCTTGCATCTGTGATGATTGGAAGTCCAAGTAATTGGTAGCCTGTGTTTGCGTACTGTGCAGCACCAGCTCCAGTTGCAACGGCATTCATTACGCCGTTTGCTGAAGGAACTACCAATGGACGATTTGAACTGTCAACGCCTGCTAGCAAGAATGCTAGACGACGTGGGTGCATAATCCAGTGTGTTGGTGTTGTGAAAACGTTGCTTTGTACTTTCTGCAACGCATCAGCAAGCTTTGGGTAAAGGAGCGCAACAGTTGGTGCAGTTGATGTGAAAGTAACTGCGTTACCGCCTGAGTTGCGAATGCCCTTCATTGTTCCTGAAGTGCCAGCCCCATTTAGAATCTGGTCATCAAGAGTTGTGTGCCATGAACGAACTAGATCTGCTACGACGAAAGTGTCGATGCCAGTTCCGCGCTCGATTGCTTGGCGGCTGAGGTCCTGTTGTCCAGCGATTGTACGCACGTCAACAGTTAACAGTGTGTCATCAACGTCAGTCTCACTGACAGCTGCATTTTCAGTTGCCTGAATCGCAGTTGAAGACCCTGTGGTCATACGGGATATTTCCAACTTCATACCAGCTGTTGGCAAGGTCATCTTGTTGGTTGCGAAATCTGCAGTCGGTCTGCCGCTTCGAGC